GCGACCGTCGCCCAGGACCTCGGTCAAGGTGCCACCGGCACAACCTCGACCACTATCAACGTCGAGGCTACCGACGAGGTGCCTGCGCCGTTCTATGTCGGCACTCTCGAAACCGAGGACGGCGACATCGAGTGCAAGAAAGCCGCCTGAAAGGTAACAGGTTATTGGTAATTGTATGATTGACAAACCAATTCCCAATCTCCAATTTCCACTCCCCAAACGATGCGTCAGGGAGGGAGCGATAGCGTTGGACGAAGTGTTGAAAGACATCGAAGTGCCTTCGCTTGATGTTCCCGACCTCGACGCATCTTTTACTCCCTCCCGTACCAAAGACCTTTTCGCCGAAAAGAGCCGTGCCGCGTGGAAAGATGTGCAACAGGCCGAGGCTCGCTGCGACTTCGCCCCTAATAAAGTGCGCATTTCCTACCGCAACCCGGCTTTTGGCATTATCTCCCTTTGGAAAAAGTCGCTATATGGCCGGACTCTCACCGACATCAAGAGCGACCCCGATATGATCGGGAAGTTCGCCGTGGGAATGAATACCCTTATCCGGCAGATACTCGGCAATTCGCTCGCCACCGGCGACTGGTGCATCGTCACCTCGCCGAAGCGTCGCCACAAGGAACGCAATTTTGCATCGCTCATTTCCGCAAGGCTCGCAACACTCCTGGGCGTGAACTTCTACGAAGATCTCGCCGAGTGTCACTCAAAGCATCGTGTCGGGGCTGTCTTTACCCTTGTTAAAGCGCCACCGACCGAGCGCAACATAATCGTATTCGACGATTTTGTCACCACCGGCGCAACGATGCTCTCGATGCGCGACCTGCTCCAACCACTCGGTTATAACCTCATTTTCTTCACAGGAATAAATAATAAACTTTGACCCCTGCGGCCAAAGTAAAACTGACCCCTCAAATGGACCACAAATTTACCGAACAAATCAAGCAGTGGCTCGAAACGCCGGAAGCGGAGCGCGACTATGCCGTCGGCGCTCTCTACCTTTTGAAGCTGTCGGGCAATCAAATTATGTACCGCAACATAATATCGCAGATTGACCGCCGCCACGACTTCGTGGACTACCAACTTCAAAAGTATTACAACTTCCGCGTCGCCGACCTCACCCGTGCGCAGGGCGAGGATATGGAGCAGCAGGTCGAGGCTATCGTGGCCGAACACATACCGCTCGCAGCCAAAGCCGACGAGCAGCCAAAAGGCAAACGTGCCGACCACGACGCACTCCCCGACGACATCAAGGCGAAATTCGTTGAAAACCTCTCTATTCTCCAACGTATGCGCGAGCTGCATCTGCGCCTCCGCTCGCTTTCGCTCGACAGCGCCACCTGCCCCGACTCCGAGCGTTACCCGTTCCTCAAAGAACTTATATCACTCGACAAGAAGCTGCACGCCAACTGGGAAGCATACGACAAATATGTAGTAAGTCAGAGTGACGAAGTCAAAAGTAAGCCGAGCTCACGCAAAAAATCACCTCGTCACTCATAACTTAAACTTAAAACCTAAACGTAGTGAAACGCACTGCCGACATCGACCAAATCCTCCGCCCACTGAAAGATACGCCATTTCAGGCATATCTTTCTAATGCCGTGCAGGTGGCCGACATTCTCGAATGGATTTTAAGCCAAGTCGGCACCGCCGAGGTTTGGCAAACTTCTTTCTCCATTTCCGAGGAATTTTTGCGCCGACTTTTCTTTATCTGCCGTGCAAATAAAGTGTCGCGCATCAACCTTGTGCTCGACCATAAGGCCACCAACAAAACGCTCAAACTTTGGGCGTTCATCACCCAAGTTATAGAACGTACATATCTTGCCGATAATCACAGCAAGATTTTGTTGGTTCGCTCCGAGGCCGGAGAAACCGTATCGGTAATAACCTCGCAAAACCTCACTCGCGGCAACCGCCACGAGTCGGCCTTTATCTCGACTTCGCCGGAGATTTTCGCAAATCTCTACGACCAAGTCAACGATTTAATAACCAATCACTCCGTACCGCTCCATGACCTATTCGCAGAACGACTTGCAGCAGATTGAAAAATTTGCGTCTATCTACCTCAAAATATCCGATATGGCCGTAATACTCGATATTCCGGCTGATGTGCTGCGTTCCGATATAGCCGACCGCACAACCGAGGTGTCGAAAGCCTACCGACGCGGCAAGGCTGCATCAAAAGTCAAGCTCCATTCCCAGGAAATGATGCTTGCACAGGTAGGGTCGCCGCTCGCTATCGAGAACGCACACCGAAATCTCCTTGATATGGAGGACGACGAGTAATACTTCGTCACTCATAACTCATACCTAATACTTGAAGCCGTGCCAACACCGAACACCATAGATGTATGCCGGGCGCACTTGTTCACCAAAGAGGTAGAACTGCGAGAGCAATATCCACAAGCCGTTGTGGATAAGGTGCTTCGTGTGCGCGAAATGTATAACTGGTTCATCGCAAACCCCGACGGCACCGACCGCGAATTTGTCGCCGAGGTATGCCAACGCCACGGAATACACCGCACAACGGCTTATTCCGACCTTGCCGTTGTCAAGTCCTTGCTCCCCATGCTCGGCAGCGCAAGCCGCGACTTCCACCGTTGGCGCACCAACGAAATGCTTATCGCAACTTACAAAATGGCCGAGAAGCGCAAGGACAGCAAGACTATGGAACGTGCGGCCACCGCCTACGGTAAGCTGAACCGCGTCGACCTCGAAGATGAACAGGCACTGCCGCTCGACCAAATACTCGTGCAGCCGTTCACCGCTACCGATGATCCGCGAGTCCTCGGCATCGAGCCTATCCCCAACATCAACGAGAAAATCTCGGCTATGATACAAAAGTATCGCGCCGAAACAATCGACATCGAAGATGTGGAATTTGAGGAAGTCGACCTCGAATTTGACCTGTTATTTCCCAAAAATGAAGAAAGCAAAAATGAGGGAGATTATAACAACGAGTAAGGCAAATAATCGGCTCTTTCTTCTTATCTGCTCTATGTTCGGGGGCATCTTCAATTCATTAACTTTTTTCAGTTGGCGACGAGAGTAGATACCTAACATTATAACGAGGCCGACGAACATAAGAACGCCGATTAGTAAGATTATTGCAAATAGTTCTCTACTCATAGTTATCTGAATTTTAGCAGCTCACCCTGCAAATTTACAAATTTTTCCAATATGGCCGACAAGAAAGTTTACTTTAACAAGCCCCAACGCCTAACGCAGCTTATCGGCGCGAACACCACAGTTATAGTCGCAGGGCGACGCACCGGCAAGACCGACAGCATCGCCGCACCATTTGTGCTGCGCAATATGCAGCGTATGCCCGGCTCGACAGGCGGCATCGTAGTGCCGACTTTCAAGCACGGATTGACTAACACAATCCCTGGCTTGCTCGCCGCGTGGAAACGCTGGGGCTTCATCGAGGGGGTGCATTATGTTGTCGGCCGAAAACCACCAAAGACTTTCAAGCAACCAATCATCGACCCGAAAGACTACGAACACGTCATTTCCTTTTACAACGGCAGCGTCGCCGTTATCATTTCGCAAGACCGACCGGGCAGCTCCAACTCACTGACCCTGTCGTGGCTGTTGGTCGATGAAGCCAAATTTATTGATTACGCCAAACTCAAAGACGAAACGCTACCGGCCAACGGCGGCATTAAGTCGCACTTCGGAAAGCACTCTTTCAATCACTCGATTATGATATTGAGCGATATGCCGCAGACCACCAAAGGCTCCTGGTTCTTGCACTACAAGGATAAAATGGACGCGGAGCTGATAGCCACCATTGAGGGCACCGTATATGAAATTTGGCGCACCAAGGAACGCATACGCTCCCTTAACGCCAACGGTAAACCCGTTCCGGCTCACCTCAAAGGCTACCTCCGCCGCCTCGACCGCAACCTTAACAAGATGCGGTCAGTCGCCGTGTATTATCGCGAGTATTCCTCAATCGAAAATTTGCAGCTTCTCGGCGAGAACTACATAAAGCAGATGAAGCGCGACCTTACACCTTTGACTTTCCAAACCTCTATCCTGTGCCAGAGGATCGGAATTGCAAAGGACGGTTTTTATTCCTCGATGCGCGAGGCCCACAAATACGATGCCAACGATAACCAATACCTCGACACCCTCGGCTATGATTACGACTTCGCCACGCTCGATGCGCGAGCCGACGCCGACGTTGACCCCGACGCGCCTATCTGCATCGGTATGGACTACAACGCCAATATCAACTGGATTGTCGCCGGTCAGCCACGCGACCGCCGCCTCAACGTCATTAAATCCTTTTACGTCAAATTCGAGCGCAAGATACCTGCGCTTATCGACGACTTCTGCCGCTACTACGCCACCCACCGCAACAAGACCGTAGTATTTTACTTCGATGCAACCGCCCTCGGCTCTAACTACGCCGTCAACGACCAGGACTTCCGTTGGTGGGTGGTGCACGAGTTCGAGCGCCACGGTTGGACGGTCGAGGCCGTATATCTCGGCAACCCTATGCGCAAGGAGGAAAAATACCTGCTCATCAACCAAGCCTTTGCCGGTAAGCAACGCCTGATGCCTTTTTTCAACCGCTCCAACAACGAAGACCTTATCCTCGCCATACAGTCAGCCGGAGTGCGCCGTGGCCGCAACGGCTTCGACAAAGACAAGTCCGGCGAAAAGCTCGCCGAGAGCGAAGAAGACCTGCTCGAACACCGCACCGACGGCACCGACGCTTTCGATACCCTCTACATCGGTTGTGAGAAATTTCCATACCGCGATGCGTTCAACCTCTCTATGTCGGGGGTGCTTTGACACCTGTTTGTGAGCATATTGCTTCCGTATTCCGGATTTTTTCGCTAATTTTGTATTCTTAAAATCTGGAATTTATGAAAACGCCTGATGAATTTTTCATACGCTTGCAGTTCTGCACCTTACAAAGTTCTCAAATCCTGTCGTCAAGTTAAGTATTAACGGGAAAGATGCTGAGTTTAAGGTGTCTAAACTACAAGGTACTTGACAATAACAAGACTTGGCTCGAAAACAAGCATAACTCAGCGATAAAAACAATACTAAATTTGTTGACTGGCTTTATTCATTGATATTTTCAAATAAAACGGTTATGAAGAAGTTGTTGATACTTTTTGTCTTATTCATGGTTGCTCTGACAACTTTCGCACAGGAAGAAAAGCGACCGTTCACAGCTACTCTTTATGGTGGCATATATCTAAACAATGAACAGGCTTGGACGATTGAGCCGTCTATTGCGTGGCATTTCCATAAATATATCGGTGTTGCTCTTGGTATGGAACTGACGTCACAATACAACCAACCGAGCCGTACAACTACGATAAACGGGCATGAAGCGAGTTTGGCGGATAATGAGAAAAACGTGGCATGGATTATATTCAAGCCATCTGTAATCTTCAAAACTCCGAACCTGCTCAAAAACAAAGATGATATTCGCTTGTGGTTTCAAGCCGAACCCGGCATCAGTCTTGCCTGCCCTTTTAGAAATTCACTGACCTATGATATTTATGATATTAAAGGTAATGTAGGCACAGTCGTAGATTATATGAAATTTCCGAACAAAGGGCTTGACTGGTTTTACTGGAACGCAAGACTTTCCGTAAATCTTTCTATTGACCGTTTTGTGATTGGTGCCGGATATGGCATATCCAACCTTGACTACTATTCCGGTCGTAGGAACGTGACACTCCAAAACGGCTCGAAATTCTGGGTTCCTAATAAAGAACTGAGCCAAAGCATCTTCTTATCAGTCGGCTACCAATTCTAAAAGACACATATAATCATACAGCATCTAATCATACAACATATATTATCCTCGGCAGCGATGTCGGGGATTTTCTTTTTGTGTTCCGGCGCCACCGCGCCGTCGCGCTAATGCGGCAAGCCGTCGAGCTTGTAATCTCGACCCATTGAGGGCGTATATCGCTAACATAGGCAACGGACTTCGGATCTATCCTGATGATAGAGCCGGAGTCCGCTGCTTTTCCGTGCCCCTCGGCCACCCCCGAGGGAGAGCGGTATCACTCCGGGGGCGCTTCGCAAAGATAAGGACTGCGACCGTTCATTACGGCCTCTATCTTCGGGAGGGCAGACTATTCGCAAGAGCCTTACAGCGGTGTTCCGGCTGCACAGGACACAGGGCTGCAATTCTATGGCGCATCATCGGCAGTTCGGGCAATAAGAATAAAGAGAGCTTTGGCCGTCGGGGATAACTTCACGGCATAGATTGGTGTGATGCAGCGGCTCGCATCGGGGGAGGCAAACATATATCATAGTTTTGCGAGGCAGTTATTTGAGGGAGTCATACTTGTAAACACGCACGGAAGCACGGTTGATATTTCACTTCGCAAAGTTAGAACGGGTCGCCTACGCTGACAAGGGCAAGACACGTTCAGGGCAAAAATCTTCCTTTTTTCAGGCAAGCATAAAAAAGAGTATTCCACAGGGGATAAACCCTTTGCCCCGAACCCTTGTTGGCTACCGTCGTGCCGACTGGCTCAACCGCTCCCTGATTGCGGCGTAAAAATCAAACGCGCCCCGGCGCACAGTAATAACTCTCAAAAACTTCAAAACCATGACATACGTTAGCTGCATCTCCCTCGATACAAACCGCCGCCTCAAAGAATATCAAGTAGAAGTTATCACCTTCGACGGCGAAAGCGAAATAGTATATGTAATTGCCCGGACAGCCGACGAGGCACAGGAAAAGGCAGCAGCCCAGGTGCCCGACGCAGACTACACTATGGTACAAGGCTTCTGCGAATACTAATCTCCACCTCCCCAACGATAGAGGGTTGACCCCACGGGTCAACTCTCACTTTGCTCTTTCGCCCCCTCCGCAGCATAATACAATCCGGCCACCGCCGGGCAACGACCTCTAACCTTCGCCCATAGCCCTCGCCGCCGCACCGACCGCCACCCAACGGAACACCGCACCGCATCGCTATCGGAGTCGACAAGCACCGCGCTTTGACCGTGAACCATTTGCCCCATACGCCGTGAGAGGTTGGACTGCAAGGGGAGAGGGGGCCGCAGCCCGGTGCGCCACCCCCACAGCCTCGACCCGGGCGGTCATACCGTTTTGGAACACGCACCCCACACGGGCGCAGATGCAAATATCTCATCGCGCGCTGACATCTTACACCCCACATTAACCTCTCACCACTAACCCTTGAAACTCCCCACCGCCGAACTTGCCGCCGCCGAGCCTGTGCGAGGGTCAGGCTTCGCCTACCGAGGGGCACGAGCCGCCTCTGCGCACGGAGCGGTTTTGCCATTGTTCCCTGCGGTCGGCCTCCTTTGCCTTGAAGATGTCCGGGGGAGCGAGCCGGGGGCTTATTTTTCCGTCACAAAGTTAGTACGGTCATTCACTGGCGCAAGGGCAGGTGTGCGCTCCACGTTCCCCCCTCTTTCGGAGCAAGCTCCTGCAAGAGCGTAATCACCCTTGCTTTTGGCAGCTCATTACGACCGCACTTTTGATTGTTCGTAAAAATTAAGAGCCTCGGCTCACTTCTCAAACCCCCAACACTTCAAAATCATGGCAAAGAAAACCTCCAAAACCGCAGAAAACAAAAAGGCTAAAACCACTTCGACCCGTGCGAAGAAGCAGACCCAGGCCCCCGTCGTCGATACCAAGCCGACCCTCACCCCAAAGCTCATCGTGGCGCAGCGCAAGTTCAACCGCTGGTACGTCTACTTCAAGGGCGTGGCTCCAAAAGATAATGTAGGGTGCGGCTGCAAGACAGCCCAAAGCGCGATAAGATATATGCACCTGCTCAAAGCCCGGTACGGTGCCGTTATCTCCCAAAACATCTACGACCGCCTCGCTTTCGAGGCCGCGAGAGAGGCGTAATGCCTCTCTCTTTCTCTCTCCCCTTGAAGTCCAACCTTATAAATCTCACGACGATGTACGAATACAAATGCTTCACTCGACAAGGCTCATGGCGCTTCTACGCCGACTCCGATACCGATGCCCTGCGGCTCGCCCTTTTCTACTGCTGGCGCGACGGCGAGCAATTCATCAAGGTAGAGAGTAACTTCGGCGGCAAGTCTTACACCCTGCGCCTCTGCAAGATTGACAAGACAAATTCGATAACGACACTTTAACCACTGCCACACAGCGGTTGCTTCCTCCCGAAGCGACCGCTGACTGTCTTTTCGCCTCGCCGCCACCCTCCTTAACTTTGCCCCTATGATACGGATAGGCTTCTACACCCCCACGGTGATGCTCTCCGCCGACCTCCCCGACGTCAGCATCTTCACCAACCAAGACTTCGTCGACTTCCGCCTCTCCACAGGCGCGGACGTGCTGCTCGACGAGCGGTACTACACTTATAACGGCTCGGCCACCGTAGCCGACATCGCTTCTCTCATCGAGCAATATATGGCCGGAAACCCCGACCTCAATTTCTCCGAATTTATCATCGAGGCATCGGCACCCGACGGATCCGCCGCCTCACACTCCTTCCGTGTCATATACTGCGACCGCGCACTCGGACTCTACGACCCCTCGCAATGGCTCCTCGAAAACTTCCTTACCCTCTCCGCTTACCGGCGCATCGCCCCCGACACCTTCTTCGAGCTGCAATGGTTCGCCACCGACCGCGAGCCAATCGCTTTCTTCATCTACGCTACATACCTCGCCCTCGACGGCAACACCGCCACCTACCGCTACGTCCTTTCCGGCAACGGTATGATACAGCACGGCGACGGCATAAACCGTGAGTTCGTCTTGCTCGCCGATGTTCGCGCAAAGATACAGGCCGCAACCAAAGCCTCCACACCTCCCACGCTGCTATCCGTCACCGCACGGTGCGGCGAGCGTTCTCTGACCCTATTTGTCGACCCGGCTCTCGCCGACACCCTCCCTTTCCATTACACTAACTGCTTCAACGTCGCGGAACAGCTCATACTCCCTCACGCCACCACCCACAAAATCAAGGCCGACCGCTCTATCGCCACCCTCGGCAAATCCGCACGCTTCTACAACGTCACCACCGCAAAGGAATACGAGGTACAGTCCGCGCCTCTTACCTCCGACGAGTGCTTGCAGGTCGAGCAGATGCTTACCTCTCCCGTTGTCCGTATTCCCTGGGGCACCGACTCAAACCTCGCCGAAACCGACTTTGACGCTATGCTCCCAATCCTCATCACCGATTTTACCTCCGAACTTTCCGACACCGACGACAAGCCCAACTCCGTGAAATTCACTTGGCGCTTCAAGGACACCCGACCCAAATTCAACGCCCGATACTCTCCCGGCATATTCGACACCCATTTCCAACCCCCTTTCTCTTAATGGTTTTGGCGTTCCGGCGCCACAGCGCCGTCGGGCTAATGCGGCAAGCCGTCAAGCCTATGGTCTTGACCCATTCGGGCTTATATCCCTAACGCGATAATACCTCACACAATCTCATAACACTATGAACGCAGTCCACATATCAACCGCTCGCACGATGCTCAACTCCGGCGACCCCGTTGACCTATCAGTATGGCGCAGCGACGGCTCTATCCTCGAACTCCGCAACGTCATATCCCTGCGATATGCCTTTTACGGAGGCTGGCGAAACGTCAAAATCCTTGCTTCTGGCGAGTGCCGCCGCGTCCGCGACTGCTGCATCTTCCGCATAAACGGCCTCGATGTTTTTCTCTAACAAAAAAAATAATTACCTTTGTATGTAATTTATTCATGTTTAGAGCGTCATATAAGAAAAGATATATCAAATATGAAATCATTATCATTATTTCTTACTGCATTAGTGCTTGGTTTGAGTGTCTATGCAAAAACAGATTTGCAGCCGTACCAAAAGGCTGCAATAGCTACGCGTTTTGCTTCGGAGGTAAAATACAATTATGCAGGATATGGTAATTTTGCGCAAGACTTCGACAGCATTTGCCGTGCGGAGCTTCCTAACATTGTCAACACAGCAAGTGATGAGGAATTCAGCCAACAGCTTCAACTTCTCGCCAATCGTCTGCACGACGGTCACACAAGCATCAATTTCAGCGCAGATGTAACGTATGCTCCTATTTCACAAAGACGCATCGGTGACAAGGTTTTTGTCACCGGGGTTTACTCCGACGAATACACTCGGAAAGGAGTAAAGAAAGGCACTGAAATAATCGCAATCAACGGAATGCCAGTTATTGACTATGGCAATAAATATGTTGTTCCATATATTGCCTCTTCTACACAGCAATGGTCGGACTATTATCCCTTCAACAGCATAAACCTTACAAAAGGTGCTCGTGGTGAGGCTATAACAGTGACATTCAGAAATGGTAACGGTGAGAAATTCGAGATTGTCGACCAACGACAATCTCCTTGGGGTATTGTAAACCCAAGTAGGGAAATTTCGTTTGACTCCCTGCCGGGTAATATAGGGTATCTAAAAATTCCATCGTTTCAGACAAACGATTTTAACATGGGAACTTTTGCTGACCTATATGAACAAAAAATACTTAACACAGACGGCCTTATTATAGATATTCGTGAGAACAATGGCGGAAATAGTAAGGTCGGGGAACGAATTATGATGCTTTTGGCCACCGACTCTATTCCACAAGCGGCATGGGACACACCGCGATATGATGCCGCTTATGCTTCTTGGGGTAAAAAATGGCATACTGTTTCCGAACCGTCGCAGTCGATAACTCCGTTTTTTATGCTCACCAGTGAGGTGCCAAAATATGACAAGCCAATTATACTTCTTGTTAACGCCTGCACTTTCTCTGCCGCAGAGGATTTTGCAGTTCTATTCAAAAATGCAAAAAGAGGTATCGTAATGGGTACACCAACAGGCGGAAGTACAGGCAATCCTATAATGATAGACCTCGGTTGGGGCTACTACGGCAGAATATGTACGCGGCATGAACGCCTTGCCGACGGTACAGAATTTATAGGTGTTGGCATTCAACCTGACATAGTTGTATTGGAAGATGAGAGTATAATCTTCGGCGAAGATAATGTGATAAACGCCGCCTTGAATATGATTAGGAAGTAAGCGTCTTTTCGCGCTCATCATATCGTCCATAACTTTGAGCAACCAACCTCAATGTTATGGACTTTTCTTTTTATCCCGACGACCTCAATTTCAGCTCCGTGGAGCAGCTGCCGTCTGCGCGACTGCTGCATCTTCCGCATTAACGGCCTCGAAGTTTTTCTTTGATAGTTCGCAGAAAATAAGTAACTTTGTAGTATGAAACATCTTGAAAAACTGAAAATTTGCAATTGGGCATTACTAATATTTTGTTTACTCATATTAACTTCCAGTATTCAACTTGAAGCCACAGGAAGCAGAGGTTTATTGCCGGTATGGCTTCATGTGTTTATTGGCTTGTTATTTTCTCTCTTAGTTATTTTACACATCTATCTCCATTTCAAATGGTGTAACTGGTTTGCCAGATTTAATAAATTAAAAAAGCCCGTTACGCGTATTTTATGGTATTTGTTTCTCGCAACCATTATTCTTGGCATCGCAACCTTTATCCATTGGCTCATTTCTAATCACCATTCTATTCTTGGTGGAGTGCACGGCAAGATTGGATTTTTAATGTTGGCGGTAGGCATTGGACATATATTAAAACGCATAAAATTTTTCAAGACTTCAAAGAAATAAGCGTCTTTTCGCGCTCATCATATCGTCCATAACTTTGAGCAACCAACCTCAATGTTATGGACTTTTCTTTTTTCCCCGACGACTTAAATTTCAGCTCCGTGGAGCAGCTGCCCGGTCTTGAAGCCCGTGCAGCGTTCACCGTCAATTCGCAGTCGGTGTTCCGTGAGGACACCGACATAGTGCCGACGCTCATAGACGATAAGCTCTCCTATATCCCGTGGGGCGGCGACAATCAGATGCCTTTCGATATTCTCGACCTCATAGAGAAAGACGAAACCCTCGCCACCTGCCAATGCTTCAACGCCGAGGTCTGCTATGGCGCAGGGTTGCGGTATGATACGTGCATCGCCTCCGATGCCGTAAAACAAGAAGTCGAGGACTTCCTTCTCGACAACGACCTCGCCGCATACTTCCTCGGCGTCAGTCAGGACTTCAAGCACTTCGGCTTTGCCGTCAGCGTGCTTATTCTCAACGAGGACGGCACAAAGATTGTGCGCCTCTTGCGTAAAGAAGCCTGTTACTGCCGCTTCGCCCCTGCCGACACCGTCGGCAAAATCCCCTCCGTCCTTTACGCCAACTGGCGTAAGTGCGTCGCTTCACCCTCCGACATCGAGGTCATAGACCTGCTCGACCCCTCCGCGCCGTGGCGTGATCTGCAAGCTCGCTTGGAGCGCGAGCGGAAACCGGGAACAAGAAACCTGCCCCCCGGTACCCAATCCCCAATCCCCAATTCCCCACGATTGCGAAAATTCGCAATCGTGAGCCGCATACCCACCGTTGACTCCACCTATTACCCCATACCTTACTATGCCTCGCTGTTCCGGGGCAAATGGTACAACATCAAGCAGCTCATCGGCATAGCAAAGGAAGCGAAGCTCAAAAACCACGCTCCCATAAAATACCAAATCGAAATCTCCGCCAAATATTGGGAGTCGATTTTCCGTGCCGAGGGCATCACCGACCGCCGCAAGCAACAGGAGCGCATCGTCCGTGAGAAACAATCAATTCTTGATTTTCTCACCGGCGCGGAAAACTCCGGCAAAGCGTGGTTTTCCACGTTCTACATCACTCCCGACGGAAAGGAGCAGCACGACGTTGTGATAAACAAAATCGACGCCACCAAAGAGGGCGGCGATTGGGAAACCGACATTCAGGAAGCTATCAATATGATATGCTTCACTATGCGCGTCCACTCAAACCTCGTCGGCTCCGTGCCCGGAAAGGCGCAGACCAACAACTCCGGCTCCGACAAGCGCGAGCTGTACACCATAGCCCAGGCTCTCCAAAAGCCATACCACGACCTGCTCTTTACCGTCCACCGCATCATTATCAAATTCAACGCCTGGCAGGGCGTCACCGTCGATGTGCCCTTTATCCAATTAACCACCCTCGACGAACACCAAGACGCAAAAGAGGTCAAAGTCACAAGTGACAAAGCATAAGGTAATCACACATCACTCATAAACATAATGGCAAAGATAATCAACAGCAACGAGGAACTGACGGCCTTAATTCCCAACAGCCTAATCACAGTCAAAGGCGAAACGCCGCTCTTTGACAAACTCGCACCGTTCCTCGACCTCGCCGAGGCGTGGGTCAAGGAAACTTTCACCTCCGAGTCGACCTACAACACAATCTGCGGCTACACGGATAGCAACCCTATCCGCATAGCCACCGCCCGGCTCGTCGTCGCCGACGCAATGCGCCGTGCAATTCCCTCGCTCGACCTTGTGCTTACGCCCAACGGCTTCGCCACCGTCGGCACCCAAAACCTCGTCGCCGCATCGAAGATGCGCGTCGACCGGCTCGTTGGCGGTCTGCTCTCCGAAAGGGACAAGGCACTGGCGCAGCTGCTTCACAATCTCCCCTCCGTCAAGGGCTGGCCGGACTCACCGCAGGGGCGGTGGTTCGGAGCCACGCTGTTTCCGACCCTTGATGTTGTCACCCAACAGTCGGGGGAATCAGAACGACTATGGGACAAGTATTGTGAACTGCGCCCGCAGTTGATTGACCTCGAAGCAAGCCTCTCGGAAGAATGGCTGTCGCCGGAACTGATGTCAGCGCTCCGCTCCGAGAACCTGCGCGGAGATCTGACCGAAAAGAGGAGCGAGATCGTCAGGCAGGTAAAAGCGCAGGTCGTGGGCTACCTGCGGTCGGGGTCGTTCAACTCCCGTAGGCTCGCGGATATTGTCAACTATATCCGGCTGAATCCTGAATTTTTCGGCGAATGGCATCAGTCGGAAACCGCGAAGCTGTTTGAGCCGCCGGTGTTCCGCAATGAAAAGAAGGCTTCGGGGTATTTCTTTTAGCGGTGTCGGGGCAACCGGCAGTCGGTGGAGCTACGTCGCAGGGGTCATTTGTCGGTCATACCGAATTGGAGTTATTGCACAAAGCACTGATTTTCCGATTGCAAAGGTAGGACTGACCGCTCAACGCAAAACGAGCCTATGGATTTCTGCATAAATTTTTATCAATCTCCACCTTACAGGTAGTATTGAGCGGCCACCGGCCTTAAAATTTTACTTGAAATTTTTGCTTGACTCGCTTTCTCAGTTCTCCCAGTCATTGCAACGTAAAATCAAAAGTGCTTCGGCACATAACTCTAAATCAATACGATATGATACTT